CGTTGGTTTGTTGTGTTACCTTTGGCAGCAATGCGGTGAGATACGCTGGAGAAATCGTGATCCGCGTTGCTGAGGTTGCGCTGTTGGTTGCCGCGCTTAGTCCAGACCAATCCGTAATTGCGCTGTAATACCAAATGACTTCCGAGGTGGCTGCTTGCAGAATGGTATCGGCCAATCCGCTTAAAAGAACCGTGCCGCTTTCCGTTGTGGTATCGAAGGTAACAGTGCCTGTTTGCGCGCTTGTCGTGTTGTCTGTTGTGTCTGTTGATACTGTGAAAAAATTACTGCTCGCATAAGACCAGCCCGAGCCGGTGGTGGCTGTGGTCAGACTGACCGCAAATGTGTATTCGGATGTTTCTGTCGTGCTAGTTTGAACAGGTGCAGATTGTTGGGTCGAAGTAGTTTGCTGAATTTGTTCAGACGATGATGATCCGCTGAAGCCGTCCGTGTAGCTACCCGGTCCACCAATAGAAGTAAAAAAGGTGTATGTTTCGCTGGATGACCAACTAGAGAATGTCGTTGACCCTGATATAGCGTAGCTGGTGTATCTTTTTGCTGAGTATGCGGTTTGCCCGCTGTCGGTATAAAGCTCCGTGCCACCAGTAGCTATTCGCTCCTGTCGTATTGCAAAGCTAGTTGAGCTTGTTTGAGTCTCCTCAGTGTAACCAGTTAGGACTCCAGCCTTTGGTATCGTCCACTCAATCATGGCCCGAGCAGATAATAGATGTCGTAGGGCGACTCGCCCGGGGCCGCCACGGGGTCGGCGCTGGTCACTAGCCAGGTGCGGGTCGGCAGGACAATTTGCCCCGCGCCGATGACGCGATAAACCTGCCCTTCTGAGAACAGCCCAAACAAATACTCAACAGGGTTTGCAATGCCAAACTCCACCGGCTGCTGGACGGCTGGCGCAGTGCCGTTGATTACTATGCTGACGCCAGTGACGGCCTCGCCGTCCGTGGCAATGACCGCCTTGGCATACCACAAGCCCGTGCCGGGATATTCAAACTCCTCGTCCCAGTTGCTAGGCAAGATGCCGTTAGCTGTTCCAGGGCGCACGCGGACAAGGTATGGCGGCGTTGCGTCCTCTGGGTCGGCGTCGGGATCAACGCGGGCTTGCAAGTCCCAGGGTTGGATGGTGGCGGGTGTTCCTCCACCGCTTCTTGGTGCAACCACGATCTCTGTCCCGCCAGGCAACTTTTTGAAAGTGCCGTTGACCACCCGGGTGATGCGTAGGCTTTCCAACTCACGCAGGATGCGGTTGAGCGTGTCGGAACTAAGCTGGCGATCCAGCGGCTGCCTTGGGCGAAACTCGCGGATGCCGTGTTGCATGGTTATTCGTAGATGGCAAAGTCGGCATTCCAGCCACGCGGGCCGCTGGCCAACCATTCGCGGGTGACGCGCCAAAAACTTGTTTGGGTGTCTGGTTCGTAAATCTTGTTGGCGCGCAAACTAATTTGCAGCCAGTTGCTACCCTCGCGCAGAGACGGCGCATCGGCAGGCGGGCGATCTACTGAGCAAAGCTCGTTGAGGTTTGGCTTTACCGTTTCGTCAAACGTCTCGGAATAAGTGACGCCGCTTGCGGTGTAGTAGTTGGTCACACCTTTGAGCATAAGTGCGTAAAGGTTTTGCGCTGCGGTCAGGTCAAGGCCGGTGGCCGTAAAAGACGGCGTGCTTCCACTGCTTAAAGATGCCCGCATAGCGGCAAGGTCGGCGTCACTGACCGTGCCGAAACCCTGCTCTCCGTTAAACTTGGGGTGCGTCTCGATAGGCTCTTGCGCGGCCTGCCCGTTGATCTGGATTTGCGCGTCTCCCGGCGCACTGCCGTTAGACTCGTAGGTAAAGACGTAATCGCGGCCACCATCAGGACGGTTGGTAAATTCGGAGGAAACCAAACGCATCCCGACTGGCGTGGTTGGCATGGTTGCCACCGTGTCGTCTGTGACACTGACAGGAATGGAAACAATCTTGCGCCCCTCTGGCGTGATTGTGGTGCGAGAACCGGCTGTTTGGAATGAAGGCATAAGATTAAGCGGGCATCAGTGAACCGTTGCCGTTTCGGATGTAGTTGATTCCTTCGGCAATGGCGGCCAGGTAGTTGTTGGATTTCTTTTGCTCGCGGACAGCTTCAGCCGCAGGGTTGGCCGCGTCAGAGAAACGAGCGAAAGCCGCGCCCCCGCCTACGCTTTGCAGGCTTTGGGCGATGACGCCGGCGTTACCCTTGCCTTTGCCCGCCGAGTCTTCCATGTCTTCCATCAGCGGGGTCTGGGTCTTGGTCGCCTCAAAGCGCGAGCGCACGGCCTGGCGGTTGGCATCCATTTGCGTAGTGATCTCTTCAACAAGGCCGTCGCGGGCCGCTTGCAATTCGGTGGTGTCAATCGTTTCGCCGGCTTGCTCCATTGCCGCAGCGGCTGCCGTGATCGCATTGTCGAAGCTCTGTGCGATGCGCTCGCGCACTTGGGCCAGTGGGCCGCTCAAAGCGTCTGAGGCGGCGGCTCCGCGCTCAGCGGCCCCGGCGTCCATTTGTGCCGCGCTTTCGCGGTATCCTGCGGCCAGCCCTGCGGCCCCGCCTAATCCTGGCACATTGCTGACGGCATCAAGCAGGGCGGCAGCGGCACGCTGGATCACGGCGGCGAACTTCATGGCGGCGGCAAGGAGTCCGTTGCCTACCCCGGCCCAAAACTCAGCCTTGGTGACGATCCCCAAAAGGGTGACAAACTCGGAGGGTATGTCGATTAGGCGCTGGGCCAAGAAGGCAACCATGCCAGAAATTCCCTGCACCAAGAGATTGATAAACTGCGCGCCCGACAGCTTGAGTTGCGCGGACAGGATGTTGCCCAAATTCCCCGAGGTAATCACCGTCAGGCCAAAGGCAATCGCATTGCCCAAGTCTTGCCCGAGGCCCGAAAGGTCGATGCCGTCTGCGGCCTCAAGGAGCGGCATGAGCGCAGGAACCAAGGTGTCAGCCACCCCGACAAAGAATCCCTGCATCTTGGTGGCCACGCTGCCGAGGATGTCGGATGCCTGGTCAAAGAGATTAGCGTTGCGGGTAAGGATGTCGGCCTGATCGCCCACGCTGCGGGCAGCCTCGGCCATTGCCCCCGAGTTGGCAAAGAGGGTGAGCATCTCGCCGCCAGACTTGCCAAAGATCTGCATGGCAGCGGCAGCCCGGCCCGCTGGATCGGAAATGGAATTAATGGCCTGCCCGATTGCCGCAAATTGCGATGAGGCGTCCATGCCGCGCAGCCCATCCACCGATATGCCAAGCATCTTGAATGCTTCAGCCGCCGGCCCAGTGCCGTCGCCCGCTTCAACCAGGGCGCGCTGCATCTTGTTGATTGATGGCCCCACCTTCTCGGCGGATAGCCCGTTGCGGGCAAAGGCTTCTTGCAGGATGCGAAGTTCGCCAGCGGCCACGCCTGTGCGGCTAGAAAGGTCTGAGAGAGCCCCAGCGAGGTCGAGCGCGCCCTTGATGCCCACGGCAAGGCCAGCGGCAGCGGCAGCGGCTGCGGCAAAGCCTGCGGCCACCCCGCCCAATACGGCAGGACCGGCAGCGGCCTTGAACTTGGCCATGCCGTTTTCTGCGGATTTGATCCCTCGGTTAAATCCCGAGGTGTCAAGGGTCAGCTTGGTTGATACCGTGGCCATCTTATTTCGCCTCCAGCCCCGCCTGTTGCGCGGCTTGTTTTTGCACGAAGTCCACCCGCTTGATCATGGCCCAATAGCGTTTTCGCATTGCAGCTTTGACCCCACGCTCGACCCAACCTTTTTGCCCTGAGTAAACCGATTTGTTGGAAAGCTCGACCTCGATGCTGCGCCCTGTGGCCTTGATTTTGCCAAAGCCAGGACTGCTGTGCCGGGTGATCCAAGTGGGCAGCTTGGCCCCGAGGGTTGACGCGGCGTTTTTCCAGCCAGCGGCCATCTTGCCAACGCGGCCAAGCATCAGCTTGCGATAAGCCGGCAGGCCAGCGGCTTTGACCTTGGCGATACCTTTTGGCACGCGGCCCCTACGGTTGCGCGCCGAGGTGTGAACGCGGGAAAGGTTGCGCTCGGCCTTGGCGGCCTTGGATGACTTAAAGAGTTTGGCCAAGTCGTTTTTGACCGTTGTTTCGCCGCCTTTCTTGTTCATCTCAAACTTCTTGTTCGGTGGCGTGACCCCGACCAATTCGACAACGAGCAGCTTGGCCTGCTGCTTCAAATTTGCCGTGACGCTGCGCTTGCTGTTGGCTTGAAACTTGCGAAGCGCGCCCTGGAAGGCTTTATCGTCTACTTCAAAACGGGGCTTCATTCTGTCTCAAACCGCTCTGTCAAAGCCGCCATGCGCTCAAAGGCATCGTTGGTTTCCTTGGCCGGTGGCCCGGGCGGCACGGTCCAAACGTCATTGGCCCGCAGGGCGCAGTGCTGGTATTGCAAAAGGCGGGAAAGCGGAAGCTGCCAAAGGATGTAGTCCTCGCTCCATCCTGTCTCCCGCGCCAGCGTGAAGGCGAAAGTCGCAATCCACGCTGGCTCAATTAGTTTCCCGGTGGCGATTCCTGCCGCTGCCCACTGCTGGGCTTTTCGACAATCTCTACCTGGGCCGCTGCGGCCATGTCACTGACGCGCTGAATCTCAACCATCACCTCGGGCAAGATGTTGAGCGGGATAGATAGCTGGTAGCGGAGAAGCTCGTCCTCGATCTTCTGAGGGTCGCGGATGACTTGCAGGATGCGGTCAATGGGTTCGCAATGCGCCCAGAGGAAACCCGATACCTGGCGCATTTGCTCGATCTGGTCGAGCGGCTGGTCGGGTGCCTCGCCGGTGAATTGGGTCAGGCCGAGCTTCTTGCAAAGCGGCAGGCTGCCTACGGTGAATGGCCGCAGCTTGAAATCACCAATCTCACGCAGGCGCGGCTCAAGAAAAGCCTCCTCGGTCAGAGCAGTTTTAGCCATTTTGCTTTCTCCTTGTCGGTGGCGTCGGGGCGGATCTTCAAGACTCGTTGGCCCTTACGCATTAGGATCATTGGCTTGTTGGAGCGGAAGTGCTCCCGCCACAGGCTGACGTTTTCGTGGTAGTGGCGAAGGTTGGCGATGGGTGAATCGGCGTGCGCCTCGCACCACTTCAAGTCCATGAAGCGGGTGATGAAGTCTTTGAGGGCCACGTTCTCGCCGGCAATGTTGGCCGTGCTCAGATCATTGAAGACCCAAAGGGTTTCGCGCTGGGCGCTTTCTTTGGTTTCCTCAACGTAGTCCTCAAAGTTCTTGGCCTCGTTCTTGTCGATTAGCTGATAGCCGAAGGTGAGCGCGGCCACAGCAGACGCAGTCTCAAGGCTTGTGAGCGGGTTGTCGGCCCGCGATTTAACCACTCTTATTTGCATGAATGCTTACGAAGCGCCCGGGAAGTTCCGCATCGTGAACGACCAATCTGCGTAGTCCTCGTTGCGCTCAGTCTGGGAAATGTTCGTGATGATCGAAACGCCACCCGAGACGCCGGTGATGCTCGCCGTGCCGCCAAGGGTAAGGGCGGGAAGGTCGCCGCGCCCAGATACCGAAACTTCAAAGGTCGGGTCGAAGGCTTTCCCCTGCCCGTAGGTGCCGTCTTTCTCGGCAATGTGAAGCTCTTCAACGGTCTTTGTGATCTCAACGCTCTGCGTGAGGGTGTCCGAATAGGCGGTGACGCCGATATCTGTAACGGTGGAGGGCATGGCTTAGAGGTCGTCTTTCAGAATTGCGGTGATTTCGTAGCTTGGAAAATCGTCGGCGGTCTGCGTGTTGCGAACGGAAGTGATCTTGGCCGTGCCTTCGCTGATCGCGCCCACGGCAACATCGGCCAGGCTGCCCGCTCCGCGCCCCCGGCGCGTCAGAGTGGTGGTGCTGTATCCCAGTTTAGTGGCGTGCTTTGTGACGCCCGTCTTGTCGCGGATGGTGACGATCTCGACGCTTTGATCCTTCGTAAACTCCTCAGTGGTGGAGTTGGAGGGCTCGGCAATGTCGGATAGAGTGATACCGATGGAAGGCATATGCTTGGATCAGGTGTCAAACCGTGCCGATGCCTACTGCCAAGTCGGCTGCGTTGACCCATGCGCGGTCACTGGTTGAGGTGCTCAAGGATCGGACATAGCGCCCGTTGAAGGTGATGCCCAGGTTCCCGGTGCTGATCGTTGAAGCAAAGGAGGTCGCCATGTTGGTCTGGTTCTCCAGGGCGTTGGCCACTAGCGTCCAGCGGGCTAGGTGGTCGGACTGGCTGACGGAAAGGGCGGGACTGCGGAGACTGACGTTGACTGTGGCCAAATAAAGGCTGCCGCTCGTGTGCTCGGTGGATTCGGCCTCAACCACGATGGCCGACTTGTTTAGATCCACGTCTTCCGCGCTGATCGACTCATGCACCGGGATGACGTTGGCAATGCCAGTGACCCCCTCAAGATAGGTGGCCATGCACTTTTCGACGTTCAGCGGGTTCATGGTGTGCCGACCTCCAAAATCCATTCTTGGGCGAGCGGGCTAAAATGCTCCCGCACGGCAAAGATGTAATAGGTTTTGCTGTTGATCGTGATGGCCGACTTGGCCGAGGGCGGCCCCTGGCTCCAAACCGCAAACGGGTTGCTCTCGGGCAAATCGCTTTTACGGAGGCGAACGACAAACTCCACCGGCTTCTGGAAGCCGCCGGCCTCAAGGTTCAACTCGGGTTCCCCTGTGGACACCACGGCCTGATAATCCACGTCTCCATAGGTCACGGTGCTGCCGTAGAGGGCGTTGAGCGTGTCGGCCATAGCTGTGGCGAAAGCGGTGATGCCGGCGCGAGTCATGCCTTTTGGCCACTGTCAAAGATGGGGTCGCCCTTTTTGCTGACGTAGTTGTAAAAATAAAGAGGCTCGTCTCCCGCCCACTCCTCGGTTTTGAGATGCGGCAAAAGGCCCAGCGCATAGTTGTAGTCCTCGCCCCACATAAGGTCGGGAAAGCGGCTGCGGGTGGCAAGGCTTCGGCGCAGCGGGCAAAGATGGTGTGGCGTGCGATCATGCCCATGCCACTGGAAGTTTTCCTTGTAGCGCAGACTGTGGCGAAAGATGGGCGAAGGATGGTAATCCCGTCCGTCCATTGTGACGTGCATGGTAATGCCTACGCAATCTGGCTTGGCTGCCAAGCACGGCATGATTCGGTCAAGGTAGTCCGCGCTAACCACATCATCGTCATCCACAAAAGCAATGTAGTCGGCGGTGGCCGTCTCAATCATGCGCTGGCGCTTGACCCCGATACTTCCCTCGCCCGGGTCGATAAAGTAGCTGGCGGCTCGGTGCCTTGCAATTTGCGGCTCAAGCAATTTGATCAAGCGCAACAGCATGGCCTCGCGGCCAAGCATGGTCGGAATGAGGATCTGGAATTTCACCATCCGGCGGCGACGGCATCGGGAGCCACCCGCTCAAACACTGCTCGCCCCCGGCGCTCGGCTTCGGGATTTTGTTGGCGCATATACTCGGCGTCCGACTTGGCCCCCGTAAAAAGCGGATGGTCGTGGTAGAAGTTGATATGCCTGCCGTCCTTGACCACGCCTTCCTTGTAGGCCCGCCAACTCCATTCGGTGTCGCTCCAGTAGCCGTCGAACTCAGGGTTAAAAAGCCATTTACGGCCCGCCCAGTAGGCCCAGTTAAAGCAGGGCATGACCATGATCTGATCTTTGCGAAACCCATCAAAGACGTGCAGGACGGTGGGCTTGCCCTTGTTTGGTTCCATTGCCTGGACAATCTGTTCGTCCCAACCGTGCGGCGGGTAGCAATCGTCCTGGGCAATTAGAATGATCTTGGCCGACTCGGCTGCGGCCTTCGCGGCGGCGTTGTAGTTGGCCACGGCTGACGAGTGACCTTCTGGCACGGCGGCACTGACAGCGTGTGGATAATGCTTAATGCCCTCGACCACGGCCTGGTCGGCCTCGTTGACTCCAAACCAATACGAGACAAGCTCGGGGCGTGCGGCCCGCTCTAGATAAAGCTCCCGCATTTTGATGGCCTGTTCGGGTCGGCACGTTGGGTGTCCAACAGCAATGCGTGGCCGGTGCCGGCGGTGGTATTCGCGGCGGATCTTGTTGGCCTTCTCGGTGCGCCCAGCCTTGGCCAATGCCGCACACTTCAAATCGTGCGCCCGCCATCCGTAAAGGCTGGCATCGTGAATCCATGAGGCATCGTCGGGATCTTCGTGCGCCTCCATGTTGGCACACCACGCCACGGCCTTGGCGGCATCTCCCCGGGCCAGATGCACTTTGGCCAGTTCAGCATATCCTTCCCTGCGGTGCGGCATGAGGCGAATGGCTTCAAGCAGTGGGCGCTCGGCCTCCTCGATGTCCTTGAGCCAGCGGCCAATCGACAAGTAAGCCAGATACTTTTCCTCCTTGGCCAAATCGTCCCGCCCGGTGGCCACCACGGCGGCGGTCAAAGCCCCGGTGATGTCGCCCTGCATTTCGCATTCGCGGAAAAGGAACCACCATTCTCGGCCCGTGCGCTTGTCTTCGGGAATTGCGGTTAGAATGCGCTTGTTGCGCTCCACGCTGCCGCGCTTATTGACTGCCGGCATATGCACCACCTGAAGCTCTTGGCACCACGCCGCGTGCGTGTCTGGCTTGACCTCGATGTCTTCATGGATGCAGTTGATCCATTTGTCGAAAACCTCGCGGTGGACGAGGCGGATTCGCCTGGCATAGCTGCCCTGCATAGATGTGACGTAGGGCGCGTATACGGCCTCTTTGGCGTCCAGCTTGCCTGCTCGTATCTCGGCCAGCACCTTCTCGCCTGTAGGGGCCAGCAAATCGTCGCAATCGGCCCACATAAGCCAGTCGGCATCGGCGGGAGCTAGAGCAAAGGCCGCGTTGCGGGCGGCACAAAAAGAATCGACGTGCGGCCAGTCGTTGCCCGGGGCGTTGAAATACTCACCAACCGTGCAGCCCCGCGTCTTGGCAATGTCTAGGGTGGCGTCGGGCGGCTGGTTGCCGATGGCGCGGACTACGCTGATCGAATCAACGTGCGGTTGGAAAGAATCAAGAAAGCGGGTGATGTAGTCCGCTTCGTTTCCACAAATTATCCCGAGGTGAATTTTCGGCACTTGCTACAAAAAGGAAGGGCCACGGTGAGTGGAACCGTGACCCCTTGGGTCGAAACCCTAAGTGAAACTCCCGGCGGGCCACTCAACCGCCGGGAGGTGAACACACAAACCTTAGATGACGAGAGCCATCGTGCTGCTGGTCAGACCGGCGTTGGCACCGAACATGACCTCGATGCTGGCATTGACCTGGCGGTTGCCAGTGCTGCCCCAGACGTTCCAGTAAACCGACATTCCGAGTTGCTCCAGCGTGACCACTTGGTCGCTGATGGCGAACTGCGAGGAGACGCCGGGATCAATGGCGGGCTTGGCCGAGGCCACGCAAATCGCTTCGCGTGAGCAGGCAAAGCCATCGAGGCCGGTGACTGCACCACTGAAGGTATTTGCGTAGTAGACGCCCTGGTCGAAGCCGTAGGCTCCGTTGTTGAGCGGGAGGAAGTCGGCATTGGTCGGGATGAGACGTGAATAGATCTCAGGTGTGACAACCAAGCCCTTGTTCTGCGACTTGCTGATCGTGCTCCAAAGAGTGGCCAGATGGCCGCTGCCAGGAGTGATGGTGGTCGTGGTAACAACCGCCGCACCGAAGTTTGTCGTGGTGATGGGCGTGATCGCCAAGCTCCAGAGCTTGTCGGCCAGCGCGGCCACGTTGATGGCAACCAAGGTTTCAAGGCGATGACCCAGGGCGAGGTCGCTCTGGCTGATGCCGAAGAACTGAACAACGTGATCGAGGGTGACGGTGGCCTTGCCAACGGTCACGTCCGAGCCGGGTTCAAAGTTGGTGGGGTTGACGGAAGTCGCGTTGGTCGCGGACACAATCGGAACTTGGATGGTGTCTTTGGGTTTCTTGACTTCGTTGCTGAAGTCTGTGGTGAACAAACGCAGGGGCGCGAGTCGGTTAGACAAGACCGTCTGGATTTGCTGAGAAATGGTGGATACCACCAGTCCGCTGTCGAATACGTTAGCCATATTTTTGGTTGGTTAGTTGGGTTGTTTTGGGTTGGGATTCCTTAGCTGGTGGCTTTGGAAAGTTTTTCGCGGGCGGCCCAGATGGCGCGCTTGTGCTTGGCGTAGAGGTCGCCGGCGGCGGCGTAGTCCTTGCGCTCAATGGCGTCCATCCACTGGGCCACGGGGTCGGATCTGTCTTCGCTGGCGACAGTCGGCACCACGGTGGCGGCGGCTACGCCTGCCCCTTTTTCAAGGGCGGCAAAGGCTTCTTTGACCTTGGAAAGTTCGGCCTCGGCGGCAGTGGCGCGGGCTTCGACTTCGGCCAACTTGCTGGCCATGTCGGAAATTTTGGCAACGAGCGAGTCGGCGGTGACGGCGGCTTGCGGCTCTTCAGCAACAGGCGATTCCTCAACAACGACTTCAGCTTCTTCGGCCACTGGCGCGTCGGTGACAGAATCGACGGCCTCAACGGCCACGGGGGTTTCCTCGACCACGGGATCTGCGACAGGCGCGGAAACCTCGGCGGCTTCGGAGATAACGGTATTTTCCATCTTGGCCTTTGCGAAATTGTCAAACCGCGCCCGCATTTCTTTGGCGCTGGCGGCGGCGGGAATGCCGTCCTCGATGGCATCGACAAAGCCGAGGGCCACGGCTTCAACTGCATCGAGCCAGGTTTCCTCGTCCATCAGCTTGGCGATGGCTTTTTCCTCCATGCCGCTCTTCTTCTGGTAAGCGCGGATGAGGTTGGACTTCATGGTGTCCAACAGGTCGGCCTGCTTGCGGAGGTCTTTGGCCTCGCCGGCTGCGAGGGTCCACGGGTTGTGGATCATCAAAAGCGCGTTGTCCGCCATGTAGACCGGGTCGCCAGACATGGCGATGACGCTGGCCATGCTCGCGGCCAGGGCATCAATGTGAACAGTCAGCCCGCCCTTGTGGCGGGTCAGGGCGTTGTAGATCGCGCTGCCTTCGACAATTTCTCCACCGGGAGAATTGATGCGGAGGTGGATGTGCTGGTCTTTGTGCTCTTTAAGTTCGGCAATGAACTCTTTTGCGCCGATGCCGAACGAACCGATTTCGTCGTAGAGAGAAAGTTCAACCTCGCCGTTTTTGTCGGGAGCGTTCTTAAAAGCATACCAGTTTTGGGCCATGCTTGGCCCCGAGTGTCAAAGTCAGGGGGCCTCTTCTTCTGCTGGAGTGGCCTCGGTTTCTTCGGGTTGCTCGTCAGGATCTGGATTGGTTGCTGGCTGCATGGGAGCCGGTGATCCTGGCGCGGGTGGGAAAACATCGGTGACGGCCAGCCCCGCCGTTTGGCACTTGTTCCTGCGGCGAACAGCCGCAGCAATCGCCGCATCTTCCTCGGCCTCTTCATCCAGCCCGTGCATTTCGGCAAAGCGGCGGGTAGACATTGCGCCTGTGCGGACGATCTCAAGCAGTGCTTTCGTATCGCGGCCAAAGTCCACCGTGGCCCTTGCCGGCGGGATGAAGTCCACTCTCCACCAATCCTCGCGCAGCGGCAGGCGTCCCGCTTGAATCTCGGACCAGACCCAGTATTTCCAGAATCGGCGGCAGAATTGGTTAATGAGCCATTCCTGCAACTCGGAGAAAAAGACCTGGGCATCGGCCAGCACATAACGGGTGTTGGCCCCGCCAATGCCGGCCACGCTCCACAGCATCTCGGGAGAAAGACCGATGCCCCATGAAATGTCGCGGGCAAGAAAGTCTATAAAGCTCTGAAAGTTGCTGCCGGGATGCTCATTCTTAAACTGCTGAAGCTCGGTGCCAGGCGGGAGTTGCACCACGCCACTGCTGCCGTAGAGTTTGTCTAGGGTCACGCTGCCGGTGGCGGCGTCCTGCTTTTTGAGCGCGGCCCCCATGCCAACTTGCATCGCGTCGGGGCTCTTGATGATAAAGGCGGGCTGGCTGGCCAGCTTGAAGGTCTGCTTGGTAAAGGCCACGATGTCGGCCATGTCGTGCAAATGCAGGGCAGCGCGGGAGAGCCAGGATGGGCTGCGGGTGTAGCCGATGCGCGCCGGGCGGTGAAAATGCAGGATGTCATCGGCGGCCACATCGGTGAAGGCGCGGCTCGTCTCGTCGGCCAGCAGGCGGTATTGGGTCGGCTTGCCAAATTTGTCGGTGCGGACGCCATCCTGCCACTCGTCTTGTGCGAGGCCGGTGGTGGCGTTGCCGACTGACTCGCCGCCGATGAAGCGCATCAGGGCGCGGCCATCGTTGCTTTTTACGAACTGGCCAAAGAAATCGCCGTCAATGGCAACGTGCTTGCAGATAAAATGCTGTGCCTCGTAGAAATTGACCTGGCCCGCCGCGTCGAATCCAAAGGCTTCGCGACCACAGGTGTCTTCAAACATCTCCTCGGCCTGACGGTTCCACGCGGCGTCAGAGGATCGGGCCGCCGGGATGATGCCAGTGCCACAGGTATAGCGCGCCACACCGTCCACGGCTCGGGCGGCAAGGCCGACATTGTTGTAAAGCCAGCGCGCCTTGCGCATGATGTTGGTGCGCGTCCCGCTCTGAAATTCCTGCCTCGGCTGAACCGTGGGCATGTAGATGAGCGTGCGCCCTGGCTGATAAAGTTCGGCAGCTTCAAAGGCTGCATTTTTGGCGTCAGCCTTCTTGGGACGCCCCGCCCCTGGGCGATACCCGCCGCGTTTTGATTTGCCTTTGATTTCCGCCACGCTCGGGCGGGAGTGTCAAAGGCTCAGAGGCGAATGAGCGCCTCGGAGTAGTCGGCGTAGATCATCCCTGCCCCGCTGGTTTTGACGGGATCGGTGGGCGGATCGAGTTCGGTAATGAGGTCTTCCACGATGTTGAGAATGTCGCCCTTGGAATACTTGCGGGCTTGGCCTGACGAGGTGCCGCCCTCAAAGCCCGCATTGGTAATAACGACCTCCGAGTCGGCAATGGCGTATAAGTCATTGGAGAGCACTTCAAGCTGAGACAGCGTTTTTGTGCGCTTGAGATATTTGCGAATGCCAGCCAGCTCAGAGGTCATGCTTCTGCTGGCTCTGTCAAAGGTGCCTCCTCGCTCAGTCCGAAATTATCTTTGAGGATCTGCCAGCCGACATAGGCCAGCTTCACGCAGTCGCCAAAGTGGTCATTGGGCAGTTTCTTCCATTGCTGGGAAGTCCCGCCCGCCGTGCGCTTGGTAATGAGTTGCTGCCCGCTGAGTCCTGCCATGAGCGCCTCGGGCGCGTCCATCGGTAGTCGGAAGAGCGGTGCGCGCCGGCGGTTAATGCGCCAATCGTAAAACTCCGTTTTGATGTCGTTGTCGATGTAGGTGTAGAGCCCGAGCCCTGCCGGCGCTTGCAGGCGGGTGTATCGCACCGGGTCTTTGCCAAAGGCGGCGTCACTTCCTTTGCTTGGCCACATCACTGGGGCGGTTGCGTAGCAGACGTTGTAAACCCGTTCAGTTAGATAGCCCGAGTCCACCAGCCCCCGGTTGACGTTGTATTCGTTGCCTGCCGCATCTTTGTAGGCCAAGCGCGCAGGATTGCCCTCCTGCACGAAGTGAACCAAGTCCTCGGGCGAAAGCACCGTGCCGCAGTCAATCGGCGTGATCTCCCCTGCCGTGCTGACGGCAGAAACCACCCAGTGCGTTTGATGCTGGCCGGGGTCGGCCCCAAGGAACAAATAGGCCAGCTTATCGCCGCTGGCGTGCTCGGGAACTTGCTGCCACAGGCAATGCGGATCGCGGCAGTCGCGCACCTTCTCCTCCTTCACGTTCACATCGATGGGCGCGTAAGGGGTGGCCAAGGTCGAGTTGTTGAAGTCTTGCACGTCTGCCGGTGTGTCTTTCGCTTGGAGAAACTTCACCGCCAACTCGGCAAAGCCGCAGGATCTCCAAGGCGCGTAAAGACTGTTGAGGTGATAGCTTCGCCGCCCTGCCGAGGCCGCCAAGTTAGTCGCCCGCCATTCGCCCTCGCGCAGCATCCGAGTCTTGTAGCCGTCCGTGATCTTTCCCTGGCATTGGACGCACTCGTAATGCGCCGAGCGCCTCACGGCATCCTCGTTCCACTTGCCGTCAATCTTTGCCTCCTTGTCCCAGCGCACTTGCGTAAACTCCAGGCGTTGCTTTTCCCCGCAGTGCGGACAGGGAACAAAGTAATACCGCTGATCCCCTGACATGAAGGCCGACCAGATCTCACCATCCGGGACGGTGGGCGTGCTGGCCTTGACGCGCAATGCGTTGGTGTAGCTCTTGGTGCGGTTCTCGGCTAGGGCCACGGCAGAGGATTCGCGCTCGGTGGCCGTGGCGAACTTGTCCGTCTCGTCCATGATGAGCAGGCCCGCCGGGCGGCTGGCCAAGTTGGCCGGCGAGTTGCTCCCAATAAAAGTCAGCGTGGCATCGCGGAATTGCTGCTCTAGGGCTTTGAAGCGGTGCGGGTTTTGCGGCTTCAAGGCGCGCAGGACGCCGCAGTCCTCAACCATTGGCTGCCATCGGTTTTCCGAAAAGCTGCGGCACAGGTGCTCGGTGGGCATGACCCAGATGCTCGGGGCCGGATCATTGGCCATGCGCCAGGCCGCGCCGATCATCAGGATGGTGGTCTTTGAGGTCTGGCTGCCAAAGCAAAGCGTCAGGTCGGTAACTCGGTTGTCGGCAAAGCACTCCAGCGGCTCGCGGACGTAAGGGGTAAGCAGGGTCGAATAGGGGCCGATGCTTTCGGTCTGCCGGCGCGACAGGACAATCTCATCCTCGGCCCACTGCCAGGGCTTGCGGATGTCGGGTGCGCTGAATACGTCCCGCATCGAGGCGACAAGCTGGTCAATCATGCCTCGCCACCTTTGGCCTTCAGCGTCTTAAAGAGCACATCATTGCGCCACTCTTCCATGATCTTCTGCGCGTGCGGCGGGTCGGTTGGGTTGACCTTGGACGCCAGGGAAGACGGCATGGCCATGCAGATGACGCGGATGTCGTTAAGGAAGCTGCGGTATCTTGTGTCGGCGTCACGGTAGCTGATGGTTTCCCCGTCCCGCTCGATCAGGTTGCGAAACTGCTCCTCAAGGTTGCCTTGCCGCAAAAGCATTTGCTGGTGCGTCTGCATCCACTTGCGGCTGTCTTCAAGCTGCCCGGCGGCGTCCAAGTCCTTGACCTTCTTCCAGGCGAAGCGGCGGGCATCGCGGCTCTCCTGCAAGGCATCGCGGCAGTTATCGGTATTGGTTATCTGCTCAAAGGGAAGGTCGGCCAGATCCTCGACGTGCTTGGCCTCTGGATCTTCTTCCTGCATCGGCGCTGGCTTTGGCGGGGCCGGTGCTGGACGGCTGGTGTGCGCGCCGATGTGGCGACCACGCCAGGCGGATGCGGACTCTGGTGAGTCCAGAGGCATCCCCTTCTTCGCCAGCTTGCACACTTGCCCAGCCGTCAGGCCGATGGCCTTAGCCATTGCTCTGTGAGTCATCGCCATGTTTCCACCGCTGTTGCCAAGTCAAACGCCTAGGAAACACTCAAATTAATACCAAATGACGCCTAAACCCCGATGGTTCAATGGGTTTGATAGCTTTCTTACCGGGGGGGTGGGTGCTAAAGCATCCTCTCCACATCATTTTTGCAAGGCCACACCGCGACAGGGCCACGAATGTTAATGGATTGCGGCAAATCAGAAGACCACGGCACAAACACACCGAAAGAATTGTGAAGGCTCGGGTTTGAGTAATCCATGCCAACCATAACCAAAAGGTCTGCATCTCCATCCATCGGCTTTCGTTTTTTGCCCGTGTGTGGATTTCCGCACCAGATCGTAAACGCAGTAGATCCATTGCGAGCATTGCCAACCCGACCGCCTTTAATCTGAACCGCCAAATACTTTGAGCCAATGCGGATAACCCTATCTTCTTTGGTTTGATTGCTTTTGGGCTGATACACCGCAATGCCTTGGCCCATACACCAAAGATCAAATAGCAATTCGCCCATTGCCCCTTTGTCTGCAAGCGATAGGCCATTGGTTTGCTGTTGTTGTTCTGCGTCCTCATACTCGGGAAACAGGACTGTTTGTGCGGCAAAATGGCCGCTTTGACACAATAAGGACGGTGTTGTTTGCACAACACGCGGCGGGTGTCAAAAGAGGGATACATCTCTTTGCCCCGCCGCATCCTTTTGTGCGTGGACCTACTTCTGGGGTGCCTTCTCGGCCATGTTGAGCAGCCACGAATAGCATTCGGCCATCTCCTTCATTGTCTCGGCCACATCGAGGAAGTCTTGCCGCGTCCACTGCTGCCAAGCCTCGCCCAACTCTTTGCGCCATGCGCGATACTCAGCCCGAGCAGCATAGGGTGAGGGCAAAGATACTTGGCGCTTCTCCATCTCAATGCGGATGACTTCATGCGCTCGGATGCTGGCCTGCAATTCCCTTGGGGTAAGCCCCTCGCTCTGTGCCGTGAATAGCCACGTCTCCCTCTCCTTGTCGTTGTCGAGCCTCTTGGCTGCGATCAGGTAATGCTCGGAGGTGAGAGCCTCATGCCTGTGCGCCGGCTGCACCTCGCCCAACAGGTTGAGCCTTTCGCGCTCCTTAAGGTCAAAGGTCATCTGCACCAGCGTCTTTTCAACAAACTCAGTCTCAAAGTTGGCCCTGCCATAGCTCAACCAATCGGCCTTCCAGACGCCCAAAGACTTCTGTGCTGCCTGTAGGTATTCGCCACAGGCTGCCCACTCTTCGGGCTTCATGCCCGAGGGTAGAACCAGCGCCGTTTTGGTTGCCTTCATCCCTTGCGGGACCGTGTATTCCATCAGTTGTGTGTTTTTCATGGTAAAATTATGCTGCCCTTGTTTTGCGGACAAACGCCTTGCGTGCCGCTGAATACTTGACCCGCGCCTGGTCGGTCTTGGCGTAGGTCAGATCGTGAAGCTCTAGCTCCTTCTCCCAGACTTTTTGCCAATAGCTCATCAACGCTCGGGTCACGCCCAACTCCTTCGCTTTGCTGTTTGGGTTGTGGCTGGTCAAATGCCGTGCCACGCCGCTCTGGAATGCCAGCGCCCAAAACATGGTGTTGGCGTCTGCCGTCTTCTCCCCCAGAAATTGCCCTAAGATGGCCCCTAGCACCTTGGCCTGCATTGACCTTGCTGCCGTGTGCTCCCGCCGGTTGGCCCACTTTGCCACGGCTTTGGCCTGCGCATCGTGCAGGCCGAACTGTTCCATCAGGATCTCATGCTCGGAATCGATGGCCGCAGCCATGTCAGGCGTCTCGCTTTGCCGGCGCAAATTGGCCAGAGGATCGACAAACTCGCGGATGCCCTCAATTTCGGCCACGTCCCTGTCTTGGCCTGTCGGCTTATGGTCATTGGTAAGCCTTGGCAGCCCTTCTACGAGCTTGCGTTCCTTTTCGGGCAATGTCTTGGCCCAGTCGGCCACCAATTGATCCTGCCGCCTCTCGGCGCTTAATTGCGGCGGGCAAGCCGCAGACGGTTCCATCCCCCACCAGCATTTGTCAATTTGCGGGCGTTTTTGCATTACCTTCACGCCGCCCTCCTTGCCGTCTCCCGCTCCCGCAAACGCCGCTGGTCGCGCTTTTCCAGCCAAGCAATAGCAGCACCCCCGTTGCCCACATCGGCCACGCTCACGGCATTGTCGGAAATGACGCCATGCTCTTGCAATTCGTTGAGCACCGATACCTGGTCAAGCCCTCGGGCGGCGATATATGCGCGGAGGGATTCGCTCATGCCACCGCCTCCACGCCCTCGTGACGTAAGACTATTTCGCCATCATGCAGCGCCTTGTGACAGGTTCGGCAAAGCGCAACCAGGTCATCTAAATGCTCTGCACCAATCCTCTCGTAAGTTTTGTGATGGACCTCAACCTTGCCGGCCTTGAAACACTCTTGGCAGGTGTCTTTGTATTTGGTCCGCACCTGCCTCCGAATCAAATCCCATTGTTGGCTGTGCAGATACTGGTCGTATCTGTATCGCCTGTCGTGCTGCGAAATGATCAGGCGTGGTTTGTATTGCGACCACTGGCGATCAATCTCCCACAATGTCGCAAAGAACTGGCTCGATGCCTTGGTCATCGCCTCATCTATTTTTTGGCGATTTGGCTCAAAGCTAAAAACCTTTGCGGAATGGCAAGACCCCTGAAATGGATCAAAACCAAACTCGCCAAACCGGGCAAATGGCACAAGCTGCCTCCTACCTGTTTGCTTGTCGCAAAGCCGAAACGAAAAGTTGCCGTAATCTGGGTTCTTGGCTGTTACCGACCAGTGTAGTCTGTATCGAACAACAACAACGTCGGGCGCGACAGGCGAAAGAGCGCGATACCTCAGAGAACTGTGCTCCTCGTATTTCTGCCGATACACGGCATCCATGACGGGATCGACTGCCTTTTTGTAAATGCCCGTCCTCAAATACTCGGCCCAGCTTTTGTGCGGGTATGGCAGTCGGGAGTAATTCACGCCGCCATCCTTTCCTCTTGCGCCGTCACCGGCATGATGATGCAAGCCTCCTTGAGCCTGCGGTAAAGCGGCTCCCCGTATTCCCCAAACCGCTCAATGAAGTGCTGGCCCTTGTAGTTGGTCGTAATCAGCACCGGCAGTTCCTCGGCCATGCGCTTGTCGAGAACGTGGAACAACTGCGCCACCACGCTCTCCGAGAGCTTCTCCTTGCCAAGATCGTCGAGCAGCAGCACCGAGACGCCGCACAGATCCTTGAGCCATTCGGGCAGCTTGTGCTTGCTGCCCTGCTCTTGGACGCCGAGTGCGAAGTCCGTGGCCGTCATGGCGCGGACTCGTTTGCCCTCCGCGTGAAGGCGCTTCAGCATGATGTAAGCCAGCCGGGTCTTGCCGACGCCAGGGCTGCCGGCGAAAACCACCCCGCGCTTTTGATACTGCCAAGACTGCACCTCGTTAATCAGATGTCGGCAGGGCAACAGCTTCCAGTCGCTGTCGCGGTAGGCTTTCGGGCATTGGCGGGTCCACTCAGCCATGCGCTCCCAGCGCGTCTTCTGCTCGGCCTCCTTGGCCTCCGTGCAGTCCCAGCAGACAAAGGGCTCGCCCAGCAGGTCATTGCGCCGCATGAGCTTGTCCTCCGTCCCGCACATGGTGCAGCGGTAGAAGTCCTCGGTCCAGTCGGCCAGAAATGCCGCCAGCTTGCCTTTGAATTGTTCGCTGGTCACTGACCCGCGCCTTTCGTTACCAATCGCCTGTGCCGTCATAGAGTAGTTCCTTTCTGTCTCGGATGCCTGGTGCGGCTCCGTTGGTTCCGTTGTGTGTGCCGTTCTTCGGCTTAAAAATCCCCTGCCAGCCCTTGCGGATGGTCGTGCGGACGGCCTCAACGGCCACCTCGTGGCCCCAGCCCTCCATTTCGGCCCACTGGTCGCGGACGCTCATGGCAGTGAGGCGGCG